GATGACGGCGAAGACGCGCCTATCATTCCCGGCCCGCAAGGCATCCCGGGCCAGCAAGGCACGCAAGGCATCCAAGGTCTGCAAGGCTTCGTCATTCCCGGCAATGATGGCAATGACGGCGAAGACGCGCCTACCATTCCGGGCACGCAAGGCGTCCAAGGCATTCAAGGTATCCAAGGCACTCAAGGTCTCATGGGCCCACCCGGCGATGATGGCAATGACGGCGAGCAGTCGTACATTCCGGGGCCGCCCGCCGTGGTCAGCGCAGGGTCAGTGGTCAACAGTGCATTCGCTGAGGTCGCTACCTATTCGACAACGACTGCTGTGATCCCGGTCGATGATACGATCCCACAAAATACGGAGGGGACGCAGATTATCTCGGTGTCGATCACGCCGAAAAATACATCGAACAAGTTGCGAGTGCGGTTCTCGATGGTCGGCGCTCCCGCCGCGGCCGACAACATCGCTATAGCACTCTTCGTAAACAGCACGGCCAATGCGCTGGCGGCTCACTACTCGTCCACGAGCGCAGGATTTTCTCAGCTTCTTATTTTGGAGCACGAATTCGTTCCGGGATCGACCTCGACCCAGACCCTCGCAGTCCGCGCAGGCACAGCGAGCGGTACTACCCTTGGGATCAACGGGACGTCGTCGGCCCGCATTTTTGGTGGGGTCAGCGTAGTCGCCCTCTGCGTTGAAGAGATCGCAGCATAAATGGCATCCACTGCATTCTATACGAGTGCCAGCGCTGGCGCAGTAGTAGGGTCATCGGGGACCATGCGCGCTGTGATTGGCGATAGCCTGATGTTCAATGGCCTTGGTCCGGTGCTAGCCGACTATTACGGATGGGAGGCCAACATCACTGCGCGCGGCGGCAACACCGTGGCCGATCAATCCCCTGATACGTTTATGTTCAATCCTGCGCAGGGGGACATCTATCCGCTATGGCTTGGCACCAACGATAAAAATCTCGGCGGGGGAATTACTAACCGCGAGACAACTACACAGCTGGGACATCTTGCTCTCGTCCTACATCTGGCCACGAAAGAAGGGGCGAACAAAGTTCGTGCGCAGAGCATGACTGCCGCGGGCACGTGGGCCAACATGACTTCGACCACAGACCCTAAAGGGCGATCGTCTACGACGAATGGATCGACCCTGACGTGCTCGGTTACAGGAACGTCAGTCGCTGTCGTTGGCTATTGGAATAACTCGCAGGCCGGTCAGTTCTCAGTCACAATCGACGGTGTCAGCAAAGGGACGTTCAACGCGACCCCGCCGGGAGCTTTGGTCCCGTCTAATATCGGGCTTACCTCTGGTCCATTCGCTCAGACATTCACCGGCCTCTCGAACACAACGCACACCGTGGTCATCACTGTGGTCTCTGCTACGAGCGCATCAAATGTAGTCTACATAGGGTTCGTGGCGGGCTACGGCTCTGTTGTCAACATCGCTGATCCACTCGTAGTCGTCGCCAACACCCATGACTACACCGCTGCGGCCAATACCGCGAACGGCACGACTACGGCGCAGAACACTCGATACAAAACCCTGATCGCGGCCAATGTCACGACGGCGCAAAGCTTCGGGTTGAATGTCTATTTGGTGGACGCTGACGCGCTGATCGGCAATAGCGCCCTCCTCGGGCCAGATGGTTTGCATCCTCTCCAGAGCGGCTATCTCGTCATGCGACAGGCATTCGTTTCGGCTTCTCCACGATAGTCAGGAGCTTATTCCTAATTGGCAGTTGTGCTCGGGATTTGTACCGTGTAATCTCACGGCAGAATTTAGATCACCGCATGCGCGGCTCGATCGCAAGTTTGAAGCTCTCCATGGGGAGATGCTGAAACGCTCACCCCACCATTCACTGGAGAGTATCCATGGTCAACGTGTCCACCCAAATTTCGGACGTTATCGTCCCCGCTGTTTTCACCCCGTATACGCAGCAGCTTACGATGGAGAAGACCGCGATCATCCAGAGCGGCATTGCCGCACGCGATGACTTTCTCGACAATCTGCTTGCCGGTGGCGGTCTGACCTTCACGGTCCCGTCTTGGCAGGACATCGGCGACCCGGCCGAGAATATTTCGAGCGACGACCCGAACGCTACGTCGACCCCGAACATCACCCAGACCTCTGCCGAAGTTGCGGTCCGCCTGTCGCGTAACTCCAGCTGGAGCACCATGCGTCTGGCCACTGCCCTCGCCGGTTCCGACCCGATGCAGTCGATCGCCTCGCGCGTTTCCGACTACTGGGTGCGTCGTCTGCAGGCCGCTTTCGTCGCGGTCGCGAACGGTGTCTTCAACAACAACGCCCTCGCCGACCCGACCCTCGGTCGCTCCGGCCAGCTGGGTATCAATGCCGCCTACGGCCATCAGAACGACTTGACCCATGACATCTCGGGCTCGTCCTTCTCCGCAGGCGTGACGAACTTCTCCGCATCCGCGTTCATCGATACCGCGACACTGCTCGGCGACGCCGCCGAAGACGTGACCGCTGTGTTCATGCACTCGATCGTCTACTCGACCGCCCAGAAAAACAACCTGATCGACTTCATCCCCGACAGCGAAGGCAAGGTCAACATTCCGACCTTCCTCGGCCGCCGCGTGATCGTCGACGACGGTATGCCCAACCCCGCCGGTACCGCCGCCAACGGCGCGCAGACCGCCGCTGGCGTCTATCATACGTGGCTTGTTGGCCCTGCATCGTTCCGTCTGGGCGTCGGCACCCCGATCGTCCCGACCGAAGTCTTCCGCAACCCGGACCGCGGTAACGGCGCCGGCAGCGACACGCTCTACAACCGCGTCGAATGGATCATCCATCCGGTCGGCCACGCCTACGTCGGCAGCCCGGCTTCGGAAGGCGGACCGACCAACGCCAACTCGGCGAACAACCTCGCGTTCTCCGGTTCGTGGGTGCGCGTGTTCCCCGAGCGCAAGCAGATCAAGCTTGCTCGTCTGATCACCCGCGAGAGCTAAGGCTCTCGCTATCAAGTTTCGATTGATGTAGGGCGGGCGGCTCAAACCGCTCGCCCTTTCTTCGTATGGAGATCACCCACATGGCAAACCAGCTTTCTGGCCAGACCGGCGCCTCGCCCCGCGAGTACAACAACCATCAGCGGCACAGTAGCAAGGCACGTCGTCGGCATGATGATCAGCTGGCAGCGTTTCTCGCCGCGCAGGCAACCCGCCTCGCTGGCGGCGCCACGGCCGCGATCGTCTTCGCCAAGCTGACGAAGTACGGCGCAGCCCGCGTCAAGGCCGCCGCCAATCTCGCAGCGCTTCCATAAATAACATATGGCTTGATGGTCGCGCGGGACTAAGAGGGGGACACTTTCGGTCCCGCGCATCATCAGTCAGCCGGGGCGGTTTCGACCGTCCCGGTTTGATCCTTCCCCCACCCGAGCCCCCAGAGGATACCATGACAGTCACGAAAGAAGTAATCGCCGAAGCTCTGAAGACCCTCGATCACAAAGACGACACGCTGTGGACCGACGACGGCGCCCCGCTGGTCGGAGTGGTTCAGAAGGCCACCAACGACACGACTGTCACCCGCTCCATGATCAACGACGCGCTCCCGGGCTTTGTCCGCAAGCTAGTGGACGCCAATGAAACGCCGGCCGAGCCCGAGCCGGTCAAGGCCAGTGCCGAGCCCGAAGACGAGGAGATCGAAGGCTTCCTCACCGTCGAGCAAGAGCGCGAGCGTATCCGAGCGATTGCCCAGAAGCGCGTCACGGATGCCGAGCTTGCGCTGCAGGAAGCGAAGGCGGCAGTGACTGCGGCTCATCGTGCCGTGGGGCTGGCCGAACAGCGCCACACTCGCGCGATCCAGCAGTACAGCGCGAAATTCCCGCCGATGACAGCGGCTGCCAATATTAAGCAGCATCTGGCCAGTCAGCAGGAAGCGCTCCGCGAGCGCATCACGGGCAGCAAGTATGAGACCGTGGCGCTCAATCCGGTTGACGCCAAGATGATGGACCGCAAGCGCGACAATGGTCGCAACGGTCCGGTGAATGCCTATCTTCCGCGCCGCAGTGGTGCCATCAGCTGAGGTAGCCCCGCATGGCGTTCTCCATTGTAGGCAAGCCGACAACGAAGCGCCGACGTGCAGCGATGCACGCGGCGCTCTACACTGCCCGCGAGAACCGTCGTGAGCGCGTGGCGAAAGAGGCTGCGGACCATATCACCTACAGCGCGTCGCCGCCCAATCCTGACGTGATGAGCGGCACGCAAGGCGACGGGAAAAACCACTGATGGACGCGATCTTCTCAGTACAGGATGAAACGGGCACTGTCGCGCAACTCACGTTGCAGGCCTCGCCCTCGCCTGCGCCCGCGGGCCCTGTGCAGGTTGGCGATAGCGGCATCTATGAGGGCTTCCCGGACAACGGCACCGCCAGTTTCCAAGCTCCCTCTTTCCAGTCCCTGCACTTCGTCGTCATTCAAGTGTTGGACAACGAACACTTCTCCGTCTCGACCATCAACGCCAACATGGCTGACTGGCCAGCGTTCGGTACTATCACGTGGGAGACCGGCGCCAACGCGACCGAGACTGCCACCGTGATCGAGATCGACGGCGCGAACGCGTATATCGACGAAGCCTTCTTGGGCAAGTATTGCGCCTCGCGCGGCATTGTGATCCCGCCCGCAAAGACGGTCGACGACGTCCGTGCAGCCATTGTGCAGGGGACGGACTACCTCGATCAGAAGTATCGGTACAACGGCGTCAAGCGGCTGCAGACGATCGGCAGCGCGATCATGGACGCCAACTCGACCTTTCTCGAAACGTGGCTCACGCCATATGCCCTGCAGGGCGTCTCGTATCTCACGCCCGCGACGACCACCCAGTCTACGGAGTGGCCGCGGCAGGGCGTCGTCGACTACAACGGCGACACCGTGAACGGCATCCCGAAGCAGATCAAGGCGGCGAATGCTGAGCTTGCCATCCGGGTGCTCAATGGCGTGAAGCTCCAGCCCGACTACGACAGCACGCTGGCGGCGAACGGCGGCGTGCTCTCCAGCGTGACCAAAAAGGTCGGCCCGATCGAGACCGTCTTCGCTTATGACACGAAACTCGGACTTGGTTTCTTTGCTTCGTTCCCAATCGTCGACCGTATGTTGGCTAAGGCCGGATTGCTCAATTCGGGCGGCGGCCGGACCGTCATCCGCTAGCGTGTAACTGTCAGTTGTTCGGGCTCTAATTAGGAAATAGAATGGCCTCCGTATTCGACTACGTTCAAACGCAGAAGGATGCAGACGAGCTTATCCATGAATTTGGGATGGGCGCACTGCTCCGACGAGCGGATAGCAGCCCGGTCGACAGGCCCTGTACGGTTTGTGTGATCGAGTTTAATCCGCACGAGAAGCCGGCGGACTTGGCGAACCCGATGGACCGCAAGGTCATCATGTCGCCACTCGACCCGGTCACCGGCCTCCAGCTGGAGATCGAGCCGGACAATGAGAAGGATGAGCTTGTGACGTTCGTGCAGCCCCTCACGGACCCACCGGTTGAAGACGAAGTTCTGCCATTGACGTGCAAGCCGAAGAAGACGGCGCCAGCGGGGATACCGGTACTCTGGGAATTCACGGTGAGGCAATGACGGCAGCTTTGATGGACCGACGTGATCGTATTCTGGACGAACTCGAAACTCTCTTGTCGAGTTTGACCATCGAACTTACTACGGGAGTAATTCCGGCCGGAAACTTCTTGCGTAACCGCGATGAGCTTCCCAAAGAGTTGGTCCCGGGCATCATCCTTCTGGATGCCGATGAGCTTCGTGATCCGCGCTTCCCTACCAATCAGGGACGTGGCGGACCGCCCGGCCCCGGCTACATGAAGATGACACCGGAAGTCTACATCGTGCTCGAAGTGCGCAAGCCGCACAACAAGTTGGTAGGCAAGGATTTGAACAAGGCACGGAACGCGATCATCGCGGCTGTGTACGGCGACAAGACCCTTCAGCAGTTGACTGGTGAAGGCGGATCAATTCAGTACGATGGAGCGATCACCGACTTGGCTCGGAACCGCACCATGAGGGGCCAGATGGGGCTCAGCTTCACGTTCGGGTATCCTTTCATCCCCGGGGAATTCAGACAGGTCTAACGGAGAACGCACATGCCTCTTGGAAATGAACATATCGAGGGTTCTCTCGTCAGCCCCAACATCGGCAACTATTACATCGGTAAGGGCATCTGCTCGATCAAGTTGCTCGGCGAGAGCACTTACGTCGATTGCGGCAACGTGCCCGTTTTCGAATTCCTTGCCAAGGTCACCCAGCTGGATCACTACAGCAGCCGAACCGGTGTCCGCGTGAAGGACTTCACGGCCGTGATCGAGATCGCCGGCACGCTTACCATGCAGATGGAAGAGTTGACCGCGCGCAACATGGGCTTCGCGCTGCTCGGCCTGCCGACCGGCGGTCCGTCTCCCACTCCGGACGTGATCGATATCTTCTCCAACCCGGTGATCTACGGGTCGGTCAAGTTCGTCGGCACCAATGACATCGGCCCGCTGTGGACCGTGAACTTCCCGCTTGTGAAGCTGTCGCCGAGCAAGGCCCTGTCCCTGATCGACAACAAGTGGGGCACCATCGATCTCGAAGGTGACGTCTTGTTTGACCAGCTGCAACAGACCTTCGGCACCGCGACCGTCAGCCTGCCGAATTCGCCGACCAACGAACTGTAAGGCTCTGGCCTGATTTGCTGCACAGCAAATCAGGCCCCGGTCTAATGGCTTGGGCCGTGAAAAAGCGTTCCGGGCTGTGAAAAACCTTCACCCGGAGACCCTCCCCATGACAGATACTACCGAAGATACCGCCGCCGAAGCAGCCGCAGCCGCCCAGAGCGTCGCGCCCGCGGAAGGCCCAGAGACAGCCCCGGCCGTAGACCCCGCTCCAGCCGCCCCGGAAGAGCCTGCAGAGGCCCCGCACGGCACCAACCCCAACGCCCTGCGCGGTGTACCCGCCGGTCCGGCGCCGCACCCCCGCTCCGTCCACCCCCACTGAGGCCCCTGATACAATCCCGTTATCAGGCGTCCCCCACTGATAAGGATACCATATCACAATGTCTGAAGATAACCAGCCCGGCCTCACTCTGGCCGACCTTGCCATTCAAAGCGAAAACGTCCCGATCGGAGATCGGTTTATTGCGGTCAAGGCGATCTCGGCAGGCGATGCCCTTGCCATCTTCAAGCGCTTCCCAAAGCTCATGAAGATGCTCAGTGGCTTCGATCTCGCTACCTTCCTTGAAGTCGCACCCGAGGCGGCGGCCGTGATCATCTCCGTGGCGACCGGGCACGCCGTCACCGATAGCGATGCCGAAGCGCAGGCGGCGCAGATCGGCATCGAAACACAATACGACCTTCTCGAAGTCATCGGGAGGTTGACGTTCAAAAACGGCTTCGGCCCTTTCGTCGAGAAGATAATGCGACGAGCGGGCGTCGTCGTTCCGCCCTTCGTCCCCTCTGGAAAGGACCCGGGTTCGAGCTTGCCGCAGCCATCGAAGAACTCATTGTCGCCGGACACCCCCCAACCGTAGTTTGGGGATATTCTCCCCGGCAAATGGCGGCGTACAGCTTTCTTGCTGAGAAGCGCCGCATGCGGGAGTGGCATGCTCAACTATCGATGTTGTCGCTATCGAACAGCGGCGATGGGAAAGAGATCGTTAAGCAGCTGGAGAAGTGGGAGAGGGACTGCGCGTGAGGATCGATTTCAAAGTATCGGCCCCGAAGTTCAAGCAGGACCTAGCGGGCCTGCACGACCGGTATCAAGCGGCCATTACCGCATCGCTCAACATGGCCGCGTCCATGATCAAGACGCAAGGAGATGCAGACATCTCCAGCGCGGGCCAGTTCGGCAGGGACTGGACCGATGCCTTGAAAGTTGAAGCCTCGCCGGTCCTTGGCAACATGCGCATCAGCATGTCGCTCGACAAGCCCGGCGCGGACATCTTCGAGAAGGGCGGCGTCATCCACGGCAAGCCCCTGTTGTGGCTCCCGCTCAGCGGCACCGATGCCGTAGGAAGAGAAGCGAAGGATTACCCGGGGGGCCTGTTCACAGTCAAGCGGCGGTCCGGCGGAGTGCCTCTGCTCTTCTCGATCACCGACAAGCTACCGAAGTATTTCGGCACCGAGAGCGTGACTATTCCCAAGAAATTCCATCTCGCCGAGGTCCAGAAAAGCGTGATGGCTAATTTCCGATCTATCTTCGACAACGCGTTTAGGGCATCATAATATGGCTGAGATCGATCCGCTCATTGCAGAAATCCTCCTCAAGGGAGACGATGAGTTTCTCACGTCGCTTAAGCGCGTCGGCGAAGAGGGCGCAGAGAATTTTGAGAAGCTCGCAGAGGCCCAGAAAAATAACGCCTCCGCCGCCGAACTGCTGACTAAAGGGCTCGGCTATATCGAGGCCGCTCTCGCAGGCGCCATCGCTGCGACTGTCGTGTTTGTTGAGCACCAGATCGAGCTTGCACAAAATACCCTCTTGCTCGCTGACGCGTTCGGTATCACCGGGGACAAGCTTCAGGACTTGGAAGCGATCTTCGCCGAGAGCGGCGTTAAGGTCGAACAGTTCGAACGGTTCGCTATTCGCCTCACCGGCACGATCGCGCGCGAGTGGCCGCAGATCGCGGAGAGCATCCGCACCTACGCAAATGAGAACGATGCGTCCATGCTGCGCGTTCAGAACGCGTCTCTCCGGGTGCAGGACGCGCAGAACAGGCTCGCCGATAACTCTGCCGCCCGCGCCTCGCAGATGGCCAAAGACACCACGTCGCTGGAGCAAGCCTATATCAAGGTTCAGTTCGCTGCGCAAAACGCCGCGTCCGAGCAGCGCGCTTCGGCGTTGTCGGTCTCCGGCGCACAGCTGGGCGAGATCGCGGCGATGCAGCGGCTGGCCGAACTGCAGGGGCGCCCAGTCTCGGAAGCTGACAAAAAAGAGTTGGAGATCGCGCAGGCGCAGCAGGCCGTCGATCAGGCCCGCAAGGCCACGCAAGATGCGCTCCTCCAGCAGCAAGAGAAGGCGGCAGAGGCCAGCCTGAAGCAGGCGCAGGCCCGGCAGGCCTATGACGATCTCGCACGCAAGGCCGCAGAACATGCGCGTGACGACGCGTCGCAGCGCCAGAAGGACGAGAACGCCGTCAAGGAGGCGATCATCGCCCGCGGCGAAGCCGATGAGAAGGCATTGCACTTCGCGCAGACCAATATCGCCAGTATCCGGGGCGCGCTCGATGGGATCGTCTCCGGCAACAAAGCAGCCGCAGGCCAGATCAACCTCACTGAAGTGTCGGTCGAGAACCTGAAGAAGGGCGTCATTGCGCTCGCGGCGGAGACGTCCAAGGCAACCGTGCCAACTGGCTTCGAGGCCCTGCGCACGATCCATAAGCTTCTCGCAGCTGACATCGAAAAGACGATCAACCCGCAACAGCGCCTTCGGCTCGTGACCGAACTGTCGGGCTCGTCGATGCAGTCATTCAACCATACGGCGGCCGAGCTTCTGGACGTGATGCAGAAGGATGGCCATGAATTCGATGAGCTAGCGGACAAGGCAGAAAGCCTCGGCGGAAAGATCGATGATAAGCGGAAGGTGATCGAGGACTTCAAGGGCGCTCTGGCATCGCTCCAGAATACGGTCAGCAAACTGTCGCAGGCATTCGCGGAGGCAATCGCGCCGGCACTGACCGTGTTCCTGAAAGCGATCGGGGACAGCCTCAAGAACAACGACGGCTACCTCCATAATTTTATCTCGGGCCTCGGCGGGCTCGCGACTGCTATTGGCGCACTCGCTGGCGCGTTCGCGAGCGCACTCGACGTTGTTGCCAAGTTCATCAACTACATCAACGGAAATAATCTCACGACCGGCTGGGATATTCTCAAGCTAACGATTATCGCCATTGGGGCGTATCTTGTCGCCCTGACCGGTCCCATCGGCATCATCATCACTCTAGTCGGCGCGGCCGTTCTGGCAGTCGGGGTGCTACGGGATAACTGGAAAGAAGTGACCGAGTGGGTCGAGAAACACAAGCTGGCCGTGGAGCTAGTTGGCATTGCCATCACCGCGATCGTCGCTCTGTTCGCGCCGTGGACATTGGCTATCGGCGCGATAGGTGCTGGCGTGGTCCTGCTGGTCGAGCACTGGAACGATGTCAAGAAGGCAATCCTCGACGCATGGGACGCGCTCAAGGGCTTCTTCGGGCTCTCAAGTAAGTCGAAGTCTACGTCGTCGACCGACGATAGTAGCAGCAAGCCCCGAATTTCGGGCGCCGTCGAAGGGTACGGAGACGACGGGCAGCCGCTCTCGCGCGCGAACGGCGGGCCGATCGATGGTCCCGGCACGACTACGAGTGATAGCATCCTAGCGCGTTTGTCCCGTGGAGAATTCGTGCAGCGTGCAGCGGCCGTGCAGTTCTGGGGCACGGACTTCATGCACGCGATTAACAACATGACGTTCCCCGGCTTCGCTGCCGGCGGCGACACAGACACCGGGACATACAACGGCGCGGCTACGGACTGGGCAAAGGGCGCGGGCGGCGATTATCAGTCTGGCAAGGACTGGGATAAGGGACGTGGCGGCGACTACGGTACCCTGAACCTGTCTATCGACGGGCGTTCGTTCGGCGGCCTCAAGGGCCCGAAGAAGACGATCGACGACCTTTCTAGCTTCGCGATTGCTCGACAAACGTCAGCGATCGGCGACAACCCGTCATGGATGAAATAACATGCCCTTCGAAAATCTCCTACCCCCTAACAGCGACACGCTGATGTCTATATCGTCTTTCGGCACGCTGCTGTATCAGGCGCGCGGCATCGTGCACTCGCTCAGTGTGATCGGCGGGGCAACGCAGCTGGAGCGCACCGTCAACGGCACGCTCACCGATTTCTCCGCCCCTCAGTTTCGCAAGTACAGCCTCAAGCTCAACTCGCCGAGCGATGTCAACGCACCGCCGATCGACAACATCTTCCCCGGCATGGAGGTCGTCGTCCAGTGTGCGGTCGGGTTTTCGTTCGTCACCGGTACCGTAGGCCTGCCGCACAAATCACCGGTCTCCGGCTCGCTATACACTGAAGGAGCCTACACGTTTTACCGGCCCGAGCTTACGATGCTAGTCCGGACAGTCGAGACAACGTTCGATGAGTGGAAGAACGTCGTCGGCTGGTCGATGGAGCTTGAAGAGAAATGACGCTCCCCATCACATTCTACTGGGCACTTGAAGACCAGACGACCTTCAACCCGAGCACCATGAACGTGTTCGATGAGGAGATCGTCGCGTTCGTCATCCAGCATGACGAAGGTCAGATGCCTACGCTGGAGATGACGGTTCGAAACCCGCGTGTCGGGCTTCTCGCGCCGGGTCGTCGGCTGTGGGGATGGCTTGGTTGGCAGAGCGACGCAAGCGACCCGAACTATCACGGCGCGCTAGTGCCCCTGTTCTTCGGGGTGCTGGTCGGCGTGCCGACGAATTTGTTTAAGGAGAAAGTCGTTCTCAAGTTTATCGCGCGCTCGCCGGAATTCATTGCGAACAAGCAAGCCCTCGCCGAAACCATGAAGGCGCCGCCCTACTACGATCCGATCTTCATTGAGACCAACAAGCGCGACGACCCCGATACCATCCTCGAAGGCTGGTCCGCGCTGTGGCATATCGACCGTACGTCGCTGGCGATCACCGCGAGCGACATCCTTGACGGTGAAGATGGCAATCTCGAATACACGGAAGGCATGGCGATCTATGACAGCGTCTCGCTGCAGCTTGGGCAGCCGCCGCTCGTCAACATCCGCGTCGAAGCCACCGTCAATTGGACACAGCGCTCGTCAGGCTTCTTCACCGTTCCGAACGTGAACATCTCCAGCTACACCGGAGACACGCTGCTGAGCGACTGGCCGAAGCCGGGCGCGAGCATCGGCGGCGGCTATAAGTGCGAAACGAGTTTCGTTACCGACACCTACTTCGTCAACGAGACACCCACCACGTCCTACAGTTCGTCGTGGACGAACTCTGACCCGAACCCGGGCCAGTGCTCGAACGCGTCGATGTCCGTGTCGTCGAGTGGGCCCGCGCTGCTCTCGCCGAACCCGCTGACGAACATCTTGACGTCCTACTTCAAGTCGGGCGTTTGCTTCCCGGACAGCGACCCTCCGACGAACGTTCCGATGGAAATGTCCTCAAGCGGCGTCATCATCCCGATGTATAACGTCAGCATGGCTATGACCATCCGGTATGACGCGAGCCGCCAGTTCTCGGAAATCCTTTCGTTCGATATGCTCGCGAACGTGCAGGGCATCCTCGCTTCGCCGACTGTCGACCAGAACACCGAGTTGCTGGCGATCTCTTCCGTTGACATCGGCCAGCCGCTTGTCGAAGTCGAAGCGTGGACGGACTTCGCGAGTAGGTCTGTCGGCCTTGGGCAAGTCATCTTCCCGAACAACCCGACGACACCGGGCGGCCTCTCGTATCAGATCAGCGTCACCGCGGGCACTGCAGGCGCCGTCGAGCCGGTCTTCAGCGACGTCCCCGGCTTCGTCACGAATGACAACGGCGTGGAGTGGGCAAGCCTTGGCACACAGGGCATCTCTGAGGCCTCGTCTTGGTCTCCGGGTGCATTCGTGCCCCGCGGTCAGATCATGCTCCTGCAGAAGCAGACGTTCAACGTGAACACCGGTACCTACGAAGACGTGCCCGGCGCGTCGAGCTATTACCTCTGCACGGGCCAAGGCCAGACCAATGGCCGCTACACGATCTTCTCCTATACACCGCCGGTTCTTAACAACGTCGAGCCGACCCCGGCCATCCGCAACATCAGCGTCATCAATCAGCCCGCGTTCTCGACCTCTGTCGGCGCCCATATCGGCGACGGCTCTGTGACGTGGACCGTGCTCGGCACGTCGCCTGCCATCCTCAGCATCCCGATCGGCGGGACGCCGGACAACGTAACGGCTCGGACCTTCTTCCCGACCACGCGCGGTATTCAAGCGGCCGAGTATCTGATCAGCCGCGCCCGCGCTCGCCTGCGCTTCCGCTCGCGGGCGGTGAAGGTGGGATGGGAGTGCAGTTTCGCGAACGCCGTGCCCCTGTCATGCCGTCACAACGCTACGCTGTTCGATCCCCGGCTTCCCGGCGGAGCGGCAACCGGCAAGGTCACAAGCTACACGCTGACGTATGAAGGCACCAGCGGTGTGGTGCGCGGCAAAGTCGAGATCGGCTGCCCCATTGGTTTCGGAGACAGTATCGTCGAGATCACCGGCACGCCCGAGTATGCATTGGACGGCTACATGCAAGTCGGCTACCAGATTTATGACGGCGCCATGGTCGCGCACGGCAGCAACGACACGACCTACTCGCTACCGGTCAACGGCGGCGGGTTCGATGACGGCCTGCACTTCCCGCTCCGGTGGCAAGACGTCAGCGACGGCGGCCTCGTCAGCGGCGATCTCGCATCACAGGCGGCAGCCATTACCGCATCGTTCGTCGCTGCTCGCGAACTGCAGTTCTTGAACAGTGCCGGCGGCTCGCTCAGCACGAACACCGCGAACCAACAGATCAGCGGCGTGCCCCCGGACGAAGCGTGGAAGATTACACAGGAGCAGATCGCGCTCATCAGTCAGAGCACACCGTACATCATGAACGCGCACCCGATCTCTTGGTCGTGCTTGCTCAAACCATGCGCGGGCAATGGGCCGTTCGGCGGCTCATATGCGATCATCGTCTCGCCGCTCGTAGTCGAGCAAGGCATCAACCTCGAAGCACCCTCAGCGCCATAAAGCAGGAGACAGATTATGCCCATGCGTTCATTCGACACCGTGGAAGAGCAGCGGAAAAGCCTCGAAGGCGTTGCGCAGAATATTGAAAAGTTCTGGCGGGGGGTCGCCGAGCGCGGCGATGGTGGCGACTTCGCTGTCCCGGCCGCCAGCGACGCGGCTGCTCTGCGCGCCATCGCGGCTAAACTAGGAGCGTAAACATGGCTGGTCTTGAAGGCATCATCCGCCCGTTCGTCGGCAAGAGCACAGCGCCGACGCCGTTTCACGGACAGAACTCTGCGAGCGCTCCGCCGGTCCGGCTCGCGGTCGGGCTCGTAGGCGGGTCGAAGACGTTCGGCTTTAGCTCCAGCGTGACGCTCACGTCCTACATGGCCGCCGTTCATACGGAGAAGGCTTCGACTGCATTCGACATGACAACCGGAAAGCTGTCCCAGTAACATGGCCCCCACCCGTCGCACCCATATCGTTCGCGTCCCGCTGGACGAGAAGCCGACCACGCCGCCTGCCAGCTACGCGGACATCGAAGTGCTGGACGCGATTGCGTTTAGGACAGAGAACGGCGACGAAGTGATCTTGAACATGAGCAACAGTGATCCGTTCACTGTAGACGACACGGGCGGCAACCATGATAAGAGCCCCAGTCAACCGACACAGCGCACGCACATGAAACGCATTGTCAACCCCAAGGAGAGCAGCCAGAAGCTTGACGTCGAAGTACTCGATTGCTGGGCGGCAACTGATCAGAACGGTGACGTCTGGATTTTGGATTTGCAGCCGGGCTCGGATAGTGAGACCGCAGGCTTCAGTATCACGGACGGGGATGGAGACGGGCAAGCTACACGCCGGGTGCACACGGAAATTATCACCAGCCCGGCGGGCAAAAAGAAATCCGACGCCCAAAGCAGCTACCTCACGTCCATTCGCTCTGACGCGATTGCGTTTCGCAAGGTTCGAGGCGAAGAAGTAATTCTCGTTTGCCCGTCATGCGATGACGATGTCAACGACACTGGGACTAGCTTCAAACGCGCAGAGACCTTCATGACGCCGGAAGACTACGATCCAACCAACGATAAGGACCCCACTCCGCCCCCGCTGTTGAGTGATACCGACGACAAGCACACCTACATCGCAGCCGTCAAGGGCGGCAGCTTCTTCACGGGAGATGCCAAAATCGCGATGGGCCCGTTTTGGTGGTTGCGTAAGATCAAGGGCGGCGAGTTGTGGATCAGGCTCGACACCACTGGAACGGATAGCGCGATCAGCGGCTTCTTTTGTACCGCTTGCATGTTTCCGATCAATACTACTCCCAATATCGATCCGAATACGGTGCACGCTCCCGCGCTCTTCACGATCAACAACGAGAAGGCGCCTGCGAAGTTCTCGACCTATACCAACGCGACCCCGATATTGATCAGTGAGAAGGATATCAAGGGAGAGCTTCAGTTCACCATCGCCGGAACGATCTTTGACCCGGGCGGCGCTCCGCCACCCAACCCCCCGAAGATCACCGGGTTCGGAAGTTTTCGGCCCGGCGGTGAGGCGACGGACCACGGCCAAGTCGAGAGCATGTGTTTCATCCAGCCCAAAAACGTGGGCGGCAAGTTCACGTTCTGGATTGAACTGACCGCAGGCGGCGGCACACCCGAGAACCTACCGGTCATGAGCGTGCGGGTCAGCACGTTCTTCAAAGACCCGAACCCAGAATTAGGGCAGGAGAAATTTCCGGATGCCGCAATCGGGAAGGATATTTTCTTCGGGCTTGACGCCCTCTTCTTCGCTCACAGCGCTTCGGCAGTGACGCCGGGCCCCGCCGGTCAGTACATGGCGCAGTTTGAGATCGATACGAAAACGTTGGAGGTCAAACTCAAGGACGACGGCAGCAGCCTTCACCGTCGACCTGTCACAGACGGGGGCGGCTTCTAGCCCCTTGACACCCCATTCAAATATGGTTAATGAACACAATCTAGGAGAATTTTCCCATGGTCGCCAGTCTTACATACCGCACGACGGACGGAACGCGCTGGGGCGGTGGCCAAGGCTCGAACCTTAGCGCCACCCAGATCGATATCAATTTTTGGACGCTGTTCTCTGCGGTGCAAGTTCTCGAAGATAACTTCCGAGTGGGCGCCGGGATCGACTACATCACACAGCCGGTCGGCGGGAATACCTTCTTCGTCCATCTGACCGACCATCGTGTGCTAGGCCCGTTCACTCTGCCGGCGGCACAGTGGAACCCCCGGCAGGCTTGGCGGCCGACAACGACATACGCAGCATTCGATGTTGTCAGCAATAACGGGCAATTGTACCTCGTCGCGGTCGCGCATACGAGCGGGTCGACGTTCTCACCATTCGCGACGGACGGCATGGGCCATCTGCTTTACGTGCTGATCCTTGAAGCTCCATCGAACGCGCTCCCGGCCGGAGGCATTCCCGGCCAGCGCGTCGTCAAGTCGACGTCGAGCCCGTATACTACGGAGTGGGCCACTGACTTCGTCCGGCTTGTGCTCTACATTGACGGGCAGCCGAACCCGTCCGAGACGCTGATGCAGTTTGCGGTCGTCGACAACATGCTGTTGCCTTCGGGCCTGCTCGGCTCCAGCATCTTCCAACAGACCGGGACGCTCACAAGTGTCGAGTACGATCTCTTCCACAATGGAAATCCGATCGGCTCGATCACGTTCGATGGTCCCTCGCCTGAAACCATCAGCGTGTCGTTCCCTTCGGACGTCGAGTGTGTCCCGGGCGACGTGATCACGCTCATCGCGCCTGCCACACCCGACACCGTGCAGGCGAACATCTCGTTCACGCTTGTGGCGCATCTGTTGCTGCCTGTCTAAAACTATGACCCACAAAAGAGGAGATTTAACATGACTGGTATCGTCAATGGACTATTCGCGGCTATCCCTACGCTCGTAGCGGACGGCGTCAAAGATGACGCGGGGACGATAAGAACGCTGACGTTCGGCGGCACGGCTAGCCCTCCCGAGCTAACCGGGGTCGGTCTATGCTTTATCGTTTTGGGTATATCGGGATTGACGTGGACTAATAACGTCCAACAGCGTTTGTTTTATTTCTCCAACCCCACTAGTGAAGTCGATGCAGAAGAGAAGGTCGCAGTGATCGGGGGCAGCGGTTTCACAGATGTCCGACTACCGGGCTGGACCCCGATCACCTAAAGAGGATTTAGTTCATGGCCTCTCCGGTAGTAGGCGCATCAGTTTCCGTAGGCACGTCACCCCATGGCTTTTCGGGGGTGTCGTCGGCTACTTCGGTGGCGTTGAATACGTCCACTGGAAACTTGATCGTCGTTGTCGCGCACTCTGAGCACCCGAGCAACACTCAAAATTTTTCGGGCATCTCGGATACTATCGGTAACACCTACACCCGCCGATCTCAGCAGCAGTATACGACCAGCGCGGGCAAGAACACAGTCGAGATTTGGTGGGCCATCTCGACCGGATCGAATGCCAGCAACCTGATCACGGCCTCGCTCAGCACCGGCAACTGTGACGATGCGGGCTTTGTCGCTTTCATCGTCACGGGGCACGACGCGACCAATCCATGGGACGGCAATGGCTCGCTGCCCAAGACCGGGAACACTGGCCTGTTTCCTTCGGCGAACGCCTCGGTCACGGGCATTTCGACTACAAAGGCGGATGATCTTATCATCTCTCTGGTGTGTTCGGACCACAATGCAGCCTTTACGTCTCCGCTGATCGGCGGCTCCTCCGCGACACTGATCAATTCGTGGTCAAACAACGCCGGCTCTAATTGGTCGTATGGTGACGTGGCCGCTCTCAGTGTTTCTTCGACGCAATCAAGCATCACCGCCGGGTGGACTAACTCCAGCGATAAGTGGGGGCTCACTGTTGACGCTATCACGGCTGATAGCAGCAGCACGGGGGTGACCGGGACGTGGGCCTCGACCGGGAGCGCGGATACGATGTCCGCGAGCGGCGCGTCCGGTCTCAATGGCACGTGGGCTTCGACCGAGGCGCAAGACGGTTACGCAGGCACGGTGTACGTGCCTCCGACTGGCACGTGGTCGTCGACTGAGGCCAAGGATACCTTCCTCGCCTCTGGCAGTGGCACCATCTCCTTGCACGGCACTCAGCGGCTGGAGATCGAAGACGCGGTCGTGGTCAACGGCAGCACGTCTTTCAACCTGACGTCGGGCGGTTTCGATCGCGTGCTGATGCTAGTGGTCAACAACGTGGTGGCCGCAGGCGCCGACCCCTCGGTCATCAAACCTATCACGGCCATCACTGGCTCAGGGACCGTAGGATCAACGCTCACTTGGCGTTGCCAAGACATCATGCTTGGCGGCCCGGATGAAGCAGGCGACGTCACCCGCACTGAGGTATGGTGGGCCTTCTCTCATCTCCCGGTCGTCAACGAGCCCTTCAGCTACACGTTCGGCTCAGGTACCTCCGCGTCTCTTGTGCAGGCAGTTGGTTTCACTATCAAGGGCCTCAATGGCAACTACGCGCAGCCATTCTCAGACACCAACCCGTATTCGTCCGGCGGCAACTCCGGGGCGATGGCCACCGGTATTACCTCGGATGGCATTGAGAATTCGTTCGGTGTCAACTCCGTCTCCAGCACGACACAGACAATCGCGTTCGGCGGCACAAGCCTGACGAAGCGCGCGCTTGTGCTCGCGACCTTCGCATTCGTTTCGACAACCTCCACCCCGAACAGCGTCACGTCGGTCACGGATAACAACGGCAATACATGGGCCCGCTACACGACACAGTCGGCAGGCTCAGGCTGGAATTTGACCAACACCCATCTCGGCGCGCAGAAGGGCTTCACGACTGAGGTCTGGTATACGAACAACGCCACAGTCGGGACGTCGCTTAACATCACCGTGACCTTGGACGGCACGATCGACGCGATGGTCGGCAGCATCTCGCCCAAATTCCTTGGGTGCGATATCGTCAACCCATTCGACACGAACGGCTCGCTCCCGGATGTCCTGCGCATCCACGCTGGCAGCGCTGCGCAGACCCTGACCGGTGTGTCGACGTCGAGCGCGAATGAGACCTACCCCGTTTGGTGCATGGGTATGTGGGGCACCGCGCTCAACCATCAGAACGTCACGTTCAATGGTGTCAATCGTCAATTCCAGAGCGGCCAGCAGCAGAACAACGGGGAATTCGTTCTCGGCCAGTTCGCGAGCGGACCGATCAACGACGCTGGTCCGTACAGCAACGTCACCTATTCATCGCCGACCAGTTCGGACAACACCTATATCATCGGCTTCGCGCTGGTCGCGCAGAACCCGCTGGTCTCACAGCCGAAGCTCACGCGCCCTGTTGCGACCGGAGCGCTCAGTTCGAGCGGTGGATCAGGCACCCATCTGATTTTCGATAGCAGCAAGGATAACAACGTCACGCTGAGCGGCGGAGGCCTGATCGTTACAAGCTCGGGCACGAATGACCCGCACAACTGGACGACTGCTCTCGACAACGGCGGCAAGACGACGGGGACGATCTATTACGAAGTCAAGTTCAACCACATTGCTGGCGCTGAATACGGGACCGGTCTGCTCTATCCCGGGCACACGCCTGACGGCCTGATCCAGAGCGGACAGGGCGGCATCTTCGTTCGTGGTGACGGCTCGATCTGGGCGGCCGGCGCGCAGGTCGGCATCCTTGGCACGGCGCCCGTGGACAACGACGTCATCGGCATCGCCCTCAATTTCGATACAGGAGAGGCATGGTTTAGGAACGTTACGCAAGGCCTGACCTACAACGGGCACAGCGGCTTGCCGCAGTTCGATATCGGCGGCCTGAGTATGTCCACGTTCTCGCTCGCCGCGCTGACGGGGCATCAGCCGCTCTCGTCTGGCAACGGTGGCAAGATCGTATGGCCAACCCCCGGCGCTGTGCTGCCCTACGCGTCGCCCGGCGGCACAACGACGTCGGCAATCCAGACCTACAACTTCGGCGCGACTTCGTTTGCTGGCTCGCCGCCTGCCGGTTTTCAGGCGGGATGGCTGACGACCGAGCCCGCTGTCACACCGACGCGCGTTGACTACCACTCGATCGTGATCGGTTGGGCGACGTCAGTCGTTGCAGGTAGCACGGTCAACGATATCTCGACCCCGCCCCCCGGCTATACGCTCGTCAAGGAGAGCACCAGCACCGGAGGCGGCCTCGCGTCAGCGCTGACCGTGTACGCGCAGGTTCGCGCGCAGAACATCTTGACGACCGACAACGACCTGATGCCCTTCCCCGTTTCGGTGAAGCACTGGACGTTGGGCTATGACGAGTTGGTTGTCGGCACCGCTGATCCCGGCTCATGGGAGAGCACCGAAGCAACGGATAGCTTCCACGGTGTAGGCTACGTCGGCGCCGCTGGCATCCGGGGCGATCTCTTGAGCACCGAAGCGAAGGACACGTTCGCGGCGGCAGGCTCAACTCCGATCGTTGCTGTTTGGACTTCGACCGAAGCCAAAGATCAGTTTTCGGCATTCATTAGGGTGCCTGTAACTGGGTCTTGGAATTCGACCGAGGCCCGTGATATAGCTCTCATCCATGCCACTACGCCCGGCACCGGAGGTCCTTGGGCCTCTACTGAAGCGCCGGACGTTCTCGCAGCCATTGGTAACACTCCGATCTCGGGCGTCTTCGTCGCATCGGAAAACCCCGATCGGTTCTTTGCTCTCGGCTCTGGCGTTGTTCGGGTTCGCCCCCGCCGTACGTTCTATGTAACCTGATCTTTAAGGAGGCTTTCAATGGCTGTCACCTACAACACGACCCTGAAGAACACGCGCATGACCGACGTGGTCACGGCGCTCGGCACCGCCGCGTTCCTCAACATCTACACCGCAGCGCTCGCGACCCTGTTGTGCTCCATTCCGCTGGCCAACCCGGCGGGCACCGTGTCCGGCGGCGTGCTGACGTTCTCGGGCACCCCGCTGACCGACCCCACCGCCGATGCGTCTGGCACGGCTGCGGCTGCGACCGTTACGACCGCGATCGACGGCGGCGGCACCCTGATCATCAGCGGCCTGACCGTGTCGGCAACCTCCGGCGACATTATTCTGTCTTCGGTCAGCATCGTGTCCGGCCAGC